AGAACCATAGCCGAAGACTCCACTGCTAGAGTTGCCGGGGTAGTATCTACAAATCCTGCTTATGCTATGAATTCACAATGTGTAGGTGAGCACGTGGTTGCTATTGCGTTACAAGGTAGAGTTCCTTGCAAGGTGCGAGGATCAATTCGTAAAGGCGATATGCTTATATCAGGTGGTAATGGGTTTGCAAGACCAGCGTCTTCGCCCATTATGGGCAGTGTGATTGGAAAGGCGTTAGTAGACTTCACCGGTGAAGGCATAATTGAAGTTGCCGTCGGTAGATTATAATAATAAATAGAATATAGGAATAATAAAATGGCATCATACGCATATACAGCAAACAGCGCAACCCCATCAGTCTCTGCAAACATAGCCACAGATAAAATAAGAATTGCAACTTCTAATGCGGCAATTCAATACACAACAAGTTACCCTAATGTTGCAGCGACCGGCACTGTAACGTGTGCCACAACTAGCCCAAATGTTACTGGGTCGGGTACGTTGTTTACAACTGAATTAGCAGTAGGCTACTGGTTAGGTAATACTGCGGGTAATTCAGTAGGAATTGTTTCAACAATAGTAGATAATACACATTTAACATTAACGGCAAATGCCGCAGTAGCTATTGCTGGCGCAAATACTAGATACAATCCATATGGGGTAGCATATACAGTAGCAACTGCTAATAGTCAACTGGTTCCGCCAAACACAATACTTAATAGTGTTATAGTTGGTCAAGGTAATATTGTATCTTATCTAAGTGCAGCCAGCGCAAATACATTATTCACTATTACTGAATTAGGAGCTACTCATCTTAATACCGGTACAACGGGTGTTAACGCTACTCCGGCAACAGGTGGACCTACTTCTTAAAATATACGTTTTTATATAAATACATAATATACTCTCATTCGGGGAGTTTATGCAGTACCCACTGCGTAGTGAAATGGAACTCACAACAACTCAAAGGAAAATCAAATGGGACGTCCTCTAAAAATTGCTAAAGCGCAAGCTATCTTAACATTAACCGATACTGATGCTGCCGGAGATTATGTTACTGTCAGTCAGAATCTTAGTCAGCCTACCGTAGATAATCCAGAGTATGCAGGCGTTATTGCCGGCATGCCATTCGTACCGGCCTCATCAATCGGTGGTTTAGTTGGTGGAACAACGTATTGGGTGCTAAAGGTATTAAGTATTAATACATTTACAGTATCTTCAACACCATTAAATGCAAATCCAACATCTACGCCGGTCAACTTGTCTGCAGCCGGCCCTGTTACAGTATCATTGACAGTCGGGGTAGTTGATAGTGGATTCAACAACCCAACCGGATCTGCTAATACATACAGCGTGGTCGGCGGAAATACCGGTATTTATGGTCCGCAGGTCTTAACCCGTGTCTCGATTGGGCAGTCTGGAACTGGTACAATATATGCGTCTACTGGTAGTGCATTAGTATTCGGAGATGCCAATACTAATTTTGATGGTGACTTGCCAGCAGATACTTCACTTCAAGTAGGTACAGCTAATATTAATGGCACATCTACTGATTACTCAACTGTTGGTTTTGTCGCATCTACCGGTAACATAGATGTGACCGTAGCAAATACTGTTGTAACAGGCAATATCATTGGTGTGTCATCAGCGGATGCTACTGATTTAACCGTTAACAAACCAGTTCAGTTTATTGCTAACATCGGTACTTTAGCAGCAGGAACAACTTATTTTGTTAAGAATATTGCAAATGCTGATGCATTTACAGTGTCAACCTCAATAGGTGGACCGGAAGTTCAAATGTCTGCAAATACAGCAGCGACTACCGCAAGACAACAGGTTGCATATTTGGCAGGCCCAGCATCATTAGTAAATGCAGTTGGATTACCTTATATATATGCCACAAATGAAGCAGGTTTCATTGTTCGTCAAAAAGGTAAACAGAAGTATCTAGTAACTGGTGCAACTACTGGATTGACAGCTCAATGCTTCATGGCCAACGTTGCCGCGAACACTGCATTAACAGCAAACACCATGCGCGTTATTGCGACTTATGCTAACTCAGCTACGCAGAATATTCAAAGCTTGTCTGACCACACTGGTGAGTTGTTTACTGCTACATCTGGCCCAATTGCTACAGGTAATATTGTATTTGGTAATGCGACACCCATATTCGCTACATTCAATACAGCAATTGCTGCTAACGCAGCGAACGCGCAGCCTTATCCGATTGTAACAATCGCTAACGCATAAAAAGTATTATGTCGGCCGTTAGAGTAGTACAATCTCAAGATCCAGTAACAGACGTAGCCGTCCTTCAAGTCCAAGTGCAAAACATCGAAGATAGAGTAGGTGAAATTAAACAGGACTTGAAGGATATGAATTCCTCTAGTATAAAACGTACCGAAGATACTCACGCTATTTTGAAAGAAATGAAGGACGTAAGTACTAGCGCCCATAAATCAATGGCTGAAAAGATATTATCATTGGAAAAATGGAGATGGATGATGATGGGGGCAGGCATCGTGATCGGAAGTCTCGGCTTCGACACGATAGCAAAATTGCTGAAATAACAAAAAGAGACTTAGGTCTCTTTTTTTGTAAGTATCTTTAGCTTTGCTTGAACTACATCAAAATTCACAGTGTTGAACAAGCCTGGATGCAATGGTTTGGGATACTGGTTATCGCCTACCCAAGCATACCCACAATGCTCATCATTTAATATGGGAACAAATTCTTTCTCGACTCGGCAAAAGAAGGTGTGGTATGTAAAATCGTGATTTACAAACTTTTGGATGGGTACTAACTTTAACTCTTTAGGGAAGTATCCGATTTCTTCATTGCATTCCCTTTCTATCCCCTCTAATAACGTCTCATCACCTTCTATTTTACCACCGGGTATTCCCCAGTTATTAGGATTTTTAGCGTCAGTACGCATGAGATATAGATATCGATTGGTAGCAGTAGAGTGAAAAAATACCCCGGCGGCGGTATGGGTCATTGATTAGATAACGATTGAATAGTCGCCGGCAGCATAAAACCCATCTACTGATTTCATCCACGTATCATCGATAAATCGATATTGAATGGCAGTCGTAAGATTGGTAACATATTCTACAGTGGTTGTCTCATTAGCAGCAAAAGATACAAACCATTCGCCTGCCACAGAATCATACTCGATAATATCATTAGAATACGCAACTAAATTCCCCCACGCTACAGTTGTCGTGGTGTCAGACCCGATATCTTCAACAATAATATAACGTGTGCCATTAATAGCAGCCGGCAATCCTGCGTTAGGACCAGTTAATAACGGGTTCACTACACTATCAACCGGTTCAAGTGTATTTTGTGGCAAGGTCTCGGCGTCAATGTTATATATTAAAAATCTGTCGTCTAACGGATCAGGTACAATAGTACCAACTATCTCAGTATCCATATATGGATTTTGTAACCAGATTTGTGAAATGCCCGGCCGTAACGTACCATATACGTTTAATAAACTAGACCAATATAAACTTGTATTAGGTGCAGGTGGGTCAGTTAGCGTGGTATTTGGTGGATCGAAGGCAGCATCAGCGGGCAATAACTGTAACGAATTTCCTACTAATAATAATTTATACCCATACGGTGTAATTTTTTGTCTAGTGCCCAACAACAGGTCTTCATCCTGTATATCCTGTAGCGCAGTCCCTTGAAATATTGAAGCAATAATCTTTTCAATAACGCCCATCTTTTTAAGTTTCGATGCAGTAGTTATCCATATGGGCATATAGAACTTCCAAGTCATCACATCGATAGGATTAGTGGTACCTTGCGGGATCACGCGGCTAGAAAAAGTTAATCCATCTTGATAGACTACTGATAATGATGTCCAATCAATAAAATTATCAGTGCTTTGTATCTCCAGTGAAGGATTAAACAATGTCCCTAATTGTTCTATTAATTCTAGTTTTTGATTGTAATTAGTAGTCCAAAAGTCAACTGTGATACGCAGTGTCCATGGTACAGGCATTAACCGTTCAATTGTAAATGCTTGTCCTTGAATTTGTTCATACGATTGAGTCTCTGAATTGTAAGCGCGTTGGCGTACATTTATTCTATCGACAAAAGTTGGGTCTTGTGTTCTACGTTGATCATATTCCAATCCTGTAATGTAGTATGAAATTAGAGGTGCACTAGGTAAATTACTGGCGCTATTTTTTGCGATAATAGTAGATGCTTGTCTACTACTATCACCGTACATAATAGGCACTCTAACTAAAATGTTGTTACCCGCCGGGTCCTTACCTTTAGTTACAGACCATGAACTGAAAATTTTAGCGAATTGTATCAGAAACCTACGGACCTGGCTATCATAGAAGAATTGTGCCAATTTAGTTACCTTTAATGTTATATGTATTTATGATATCAGGGTATTGGTGGCAAATTGTCCGGAGCTAACTTTAGAATAGCTGATAGAGGCTGACTTTGTGGTACTGTTGTGCCATTTGTCATAACAGTAACGTTGCTATTATTAATAAATCCAGATAGTTGCGAGGTGTTACTAGCAGTGAATCCTGTCTCAGTACGAACATTACTAGAAATTCTAACCCATACATTACCGTCCCAACGATATAACAGTTGAGGGAAATAATCAATGCGTAAAAAATAATCCCCTACTACTGGATTTGCAGGGAATGCAATACCAGCTCCTGTTGGGAATCCGTTTGGTGCTTGATCGGTGCCATCTAGATAACCAGTAGTATATCCAAATGATCTTGGGCTTGATCTAGCAATATATTGAAATCTTGGATCGCAATCAGCCCGATAGTCCATGACCGAAGTAATAGTTCCTGTAAATCCGGGTAGTTCGGGGTTTTGATCAGCAGTTGCATAGGTGTTGTCAGCCGTACCGTAAGGTCCTGTAATGGTTCCGAGAGAAGTTAAAGCTATGACAGTCTCACCAGTAACTGGCCCGGAACCTGAGCCCATTCGTTCAGGAGCTAACTTTACTAATTGCAAGCTGGTTGTTATAAACTTGCGTAATACGTCAGCCGGCGCAATTGTATTATCCTTGATACTAGTCAACGCTTCTTGCTTGATTTGAATAACGGGACTAGGATTCTTAAAGTTTGGATTATTCACTATCACAACACTGCCTACGACAGAACCACTAGCGGTTGAATAACTAGTAATGACATCGATAGGTGGCGCTGGCTGATCTAGTTTTCCTGAATCCTCGCCGTAAGTTGGTACGATATAAAGCTTGCTGCGGTCATAGCCTGCTTTAGGTACAATGCGTTGAGCTTCTAATAACGCAGCATCATTAATACTAATGTTTTGATTGTAGGTGGCGAGAATATCTTTCAAATTATCAGCCGTATCTAGTTGCCAATAATCGGGATCCGGAGGATCAGCTCCAATTGGTACATCTTGTAATGCAAGATAATTCTTATCACCATATGTAATTACATACCCTGCAGGGTATGTTTTACCAGCTTCCCATAATCCAAGATAGTTATCTAGATTAATAGGGGCTTCCAATATTTGTGAGAACTCTTGGCTATCGACTAATGGTTCACATTTAATTCGCCATATATGTGGATACCAAGTTTGAGAAAATCCCTCGCTTGCGTAGTTTGTATCAGTGATTTGATAGAAGCGTTTCAATGCTACCGGAATTGTTTCTTTTAATGGATTGTAATCTAGTAAATGAGGTAACTCTAACACATCACCTACCATTAACTTACGCCCAACAATGTTAATCATATCATTGTAGTGGATAGTGATGAAAATAATATCATTGTTCAAAAATAAACCAAATTGACTTAAGTCAAAATCTAAATTCTGGACATTGTAATGCCCACGCAACCGATAAATATCGGGAGCATATGTTCGATCTCTGTTTTCTAAAAATAGCAAATCTTGAATATTGTTTGGGTTCAAGGCGTCATACTGTGGTTGAGTATAATCTGCGGATGGACCCTGATCTGTTGGCCCTAGATATTTATGAATGTATAAATCTGTGCCGCCAACGGTAAACATTTCCGATATGGTTCTGTCCATAAATCGATAGTCATTTTGTTTATTTGGGCGGTAAAGTGATAGGCGGGGCACGGCGTCCTCCTTAAGCTATTTGGGGTGTATGAAGCATAATGTATTTATCGGAATAGGCTTGACAATAAATGGAGAATCATATATAATGCTATTACAACTTGAATTTCGGAGCATCTATGATCAAAAAAGCAGCAAAGAAGTCAGCAACTGACTTTTCCCTAGTCAAAACGTTGAATCCTCGCGATCCTGATACTCAGTATATGGGCGATGAACCAATGTTTGCGATACAACCCGCTGAACGCGGCTCTACTTTGGCTAAAAGCTTTTCTTGGTATCATCGGTTCTATGGTAAAAAACAAGCAAAAGACCTATTGGTTCAGTATCTAGACTTACGCAATCGGACTGCTGATGCAAAAACAATGGGTAAAGTAGATGAGAGTGAGCTAAGTCTAACCCTATGTTGGTTGGCTAGGATGAATCTCAGGGGACTAGATTTGAATGAACACGAAGAATACACATTGCAAAATGAGATTTCTAGGTTGCTCAGGACCGTAAGTGCGCCCGAAATAAAAGAATCTAGTAATACTGGTGGGGCAAAGAAAGAAGTTGTTGATGCGAACCGTCCTAACGTTCAGGAAATTATGAGGGAACGTGCCCGAGAAGCAGCGGGTGAGATTGAGGGCCTGTTTGATGAATTCATCCAACTTGGAGCACCCACAAAACACAACCTTCGTCCTATTGATGAAGTAGCGAAAAAAAACGTGATGCCACAGCACATTAGCATTCTCACTGAGGTGTGGAAGAAAAAACAGGATGAGTTTCAAACTGTACTAGACGGCACCGATGCTCAATTGATTCAGGGCTATGCGAGATTCTCTAAGACTCAACTAAAGAATATCCTAAAGTTTACTGAGTTGGTGTTGACTGATCTGTCAAGCTACATTACAGTGAAGAAGGTGGCCCGAGCACCTCGTAAAGTGAAGGCTGTTCCTGTTGAAAAGACAGTAAGCAAGCTGAAGTACCTGAAGGTGTTCAAGGATGTAGCGATGAAATTGGATCTAGTGAGCATCAGCCCAGTCAAGCTACACGGTGCTTCAGAAGCTTGGTTGTTTGATACAGCTAAACGTAAGTTAATACATTACATTGCCGACGATTACAGCAAGACTTTCACTGTGAAGGGAAACACATTGTTAGGATTCGATGTGGTAAAAAGTGAAATTAAGACTC